GGAGCTTCAAAGAAACGAACTTCTTTATCATTATCAACTAAGAGATTGTCTGTAAGTGTGCCACCAGCTTTAGGCAAAGCAGCATCAGCAGTTGTTTGTGCAGCATCAGCAGCATCCTTCGCAATCTTTACAGCAGCAGGAGTAGCGGCTGTAGTTGTACTTGCGCTATCTGCGGCATCTGTTAGTTGAAGAACACCTAAAACAGAAGTAGTTCCTTGAACAATTTTTGATCCAGAGATTGCAGCATCACTTTTTATATCGGCATCAACAATTACGTTGCTTGCAATTGAAGTCAGTCCAGCATTATTTATGCTTATATCTCCTGTAACTGCTACTGCTGCTGCAACTGAAGTACTTGCACCATTACCTACAAGAATATAACCACTTGCTACTGAAGCTAATTTGCTATATGCAATCGCAGCATCACTCTTAATATTTACGTTCTGGATCGTGCCATTAGCAAGCATTGTTCCAGTGACAGTTCCCGTATCTTCATCTGTAATTACTGTTCCAGATAAATCTGGGAAAGTAATAGTTCTATCTGCTTGAGTAGGATTTGTAATTGCAAATATAGTTTGATAAGCATCAATACTTGATCCTTCAAATACAAGGCTTCCAGTATTACCAATTAACACCTGACCTGTGATAGTACCACCTGCAAGTGCTAGTTTTTCTGTTTCTAATTCTTGAAGTGCATCTTGAACATTAGTTGAACTAATTTGCCCATAAGGTGTAAAGGTAATGTTGCTTGCAACCTGACCTGCAACTGTTTGTGAAAGGTCAATCTCGTTCCATGAAGACCCTGAAGCATTAGTAACACCAAGGATGTAGTCAGGAGGTGAAAATGCAACAACTGGAGCTGGTGCTGAAGGTGTTCCAGCAGTATCGACTACAACATATAAACCATCTGTTGTGGCTGAAGGTGTAGGTAAGTTACTTCCAACTGCTAAACCAGCCGCTAATCCTGCGGAGGTACAAGCCGTCATTTTTGAAGTGTTTGCGTTGAAATTTCCACCAAAGACCAAACTTCCTTTTGTCAGTGTGGTAATCGCTTGCCAAGCGTTTCCATCCCAAATCCAAGCATCCTCCGATACTGTGTCAAAAAGAATTTGCCCTGAAAACTGAGCTGTTGGATAACCACTTTGAGCTACAGATTGGAATATTGCTGTAGAAGCATTACTTAATTTTGATCCATCAATAGAATCATTTGCAATTCTCGCAGCGTCAAAACTTCCACTTGTAATTTTGCTAGCAGCAAGACTAGGAATTAAAGCAGCCGTTAATGCTGCTCCTGCTGTTGCAACACCCTTATTATTTACAGTGATTGATTGATACGTTCCAGCACTAATTCCACTTGTTGAAGTCGTAAGATTTCCCGATCCATCAACAGTTAATCCTCCTCCAGATGTTATTTGAACTGCACCTTTAGCACTCGTGGTTGCTGTTGGAAGATCGCCAGCTACTAAAGCGGTAGCAGCCGTAATCATGCCCTGATTGTTAAAAGTTATTCCGCTAACTGTTGCACCAGTAACACTATTTGTAAGAGATAAAGCACCAGAGCCATTGACAGTTAAGCCAGTACTAACAGAAACACCACCAACAGCACTAGAAGTTGCAACAGGTAAATCAGCAGCAGCAAGAGCAACTGTTCCTGTGATTAAGCCTTGAGCGTTATATGAGATTCCTGAACGAGTAGCAGCCGTAATTGTGTTATTTATTCCAAGATTTCCACTAGCTACATTTAATGAACGATCAAGATTAGAAGTATTTAATTTTGCTGGTGTAATAGTTGCGTCCCTTATCTTCGTGGCACCGTCTAAACCTGTCGTAGCAGAAGTTGATGTCTCAACCTTATCGTTTGTAATTGCTCCATTTTGAACAGCTCCAGTATCTACAGCGTTGTTCGCAAGCTCAGAATCTGTTACAGAATTTGCTCCTAATTGAGTTGAAGTTATACTCCCTGCTACTAATTTAGTAGCCGCAATACTACCTGCTAATTGTGCATTAGTAATTGTTCCAACTAATGCTGAAGTCGGATAACCTGTTGCATCTTGTAAATCAAATGCAGGTGTAGCATCAGTTGCACCAAGAGTTATTGTTACTCCACCAATAGAAGCTGACGAAGAAACAAGTTTAGAAACTGCTATGGATCCTGCAAGTTGAGCATTTGTAATTGTCCCTGTCAAAGAAGATGTAGGATAATTAGTTGCGTCTGTTAAATCAAAAGCAGGAGTAGCGTCTGAAGCTCCTAACGCAACAGTAACTCCTCCTAAACTTACTGAAGAATTTACTAATTTAGCGTTGGCAATTGATCCTGCTAATTGTGCATTACTTATAGTTCCTGTTAACGAAGCAGCAGGATAATTTGTAGCATCCGTTAAATCAAACGCTGGAGTTGCGTCTGTTCCACCTAACGATATTGAAACGCCACCTAAAGATATTGCTGTTGTTCCTGCAAGTTTAGAGACATCAATAGATCCAGCTAACTGTGCATTAGTAATCGTTCCAACTAATGAAGACGTAGGGTAACCAGTAGCGTCAGCAAGGTTAAAAGCAGGAGTAGCATCTGTGCCTCCTAAAGCAATAGATACACCACCAAGAGAAACAGACGAATTAGCTAACTTTGCATTTGCAATTGAACCTGCAAGTTGAGCATTGGTAATTGTTCCAACAAGAGAAGAGGTTGGATAACCTGTCGCATCAGTTAAGTTAAAAGCAGGAGTAGCGTCTGTTCCCCCAAGTGCTACTGAAACTCCTCCGAGAGATACAGCCGAACCAGTTAATTTAGATACATCAATTGATCCTGCTAATTGAGCGTTAGTTATTGTTCCTACAAGCTCTGTAGTTTTATAGCCAGTAGCATCCGTAAGGTTAAAAGCTGGCGTTGCATCCGTCCCACCAAGTGCTAATGAAATACCTCCAAAAGAAACAGAAGAGTTAGCAAGTTTACTATTAACTATTGATCCCGCTAACTGAGCGTTAGTTATCGTTCCTGTTAACGAAGATGTTGGATAGTTAGTTGCGTCTGTAAGGTTAAATGCAGGAGTGGCATCTGTACCGCCAAGAGATATTGATATGCCGCCTAACGAAACACTTGAATTAGCTAGTTTTACATTTGTTACTGCTCCATCAATTATTGATCCTGTTGCTACTTGATTTGATCCAAGGGATGCAACCTTGGCGGAAGGAATAGAACCTGCATCAATTAAAGCAACACCCGCTTCAATTAGATCTTTAACAGTTACCTTCTTAGTTTCTGAAGCACTGAGATCTGCTATCGCCAGTGGATCTGTTGCTGCTATACCTGCTTCTGCTAACGCTGGCAGATTCGAGATTTCTAAATCAGGCATTTCCCTTAACTAAGAACCAATAGACATATATTACGGCTGATCGAGCAATATGGGACTTTGATTCTCTTGAAGGATCTTATTCTCATCTTCCTGTAATAAGTATCCAGGTGTTGCTCCTGTATTTAAAGTGATCACATCATTCGTTATAAATTCAATTCTTGTTGTTATTTCTTGGCTCGCAGAAACACTAACAGCAACATTTGTCACGACACATTTTGCTTCATACCAAACAGTATGAAGAACGGTATTTTGATCTTTGTAGATATAAAAACGTCCATCAAAATCTGCACCTTGCTGAAGACGAATAATTAATTGAGCAAGATAAAAAGGAAATTCTGGATCGGCAACAGGAGTATCATCAGCTAAATCTGAGTTGTGTTCCCACAAACAATTTAAAGAACCTTGACCACTAATTAACCCTGCTTCATATTGTTTTTTAAACTGAGCACCTAAAGGAGTTAAATCAATTTGATCTCTGTTAGTAGTAATTTCAAAATCCTTTACTCTGGCTAAATGTCTAAACCTAGAATTAACAGTTTTTATGGTTACATCTTTAGAAGCACTTGGAGTTACAAGCGTTAAAGCATCTGACTGTCTTCCTGTTATCGCTTTTGCAAAAGTATCAAATAATCTAATCCCACCCATCTTATCTACATAAATATACCAATTCCCATCTGGATGATTATGACCACTAACCAACTCTAATGTGCTTTTATCAACTGTTGCAATTTCTACACGATCTCCAGTAATCAACGATCCAGAAGATCTATCAACTGAAAATCGTTTTGATCCTGTATTTACATCATGCGGATCTAACTTTGTTTGCAAGGCAGACAATAAAGTATCTCGACGAATTTCTACGTCACCATGTTGCCCAAAATAAACAGCCATTTAATCTTTAAAGTTTGAAAGTTCTATTGGTGCTCCATTTGCTTCCCATGTGAAGTCAACAGATGAAATTTCGCCTACAGAACTACTCATTGTGACGCCTGTTATAAGAATTGAAAAAACTATATCTCTTGCATTTGTGCTGCCAGAGCCTTCTTCTAATCTAAGTCTTAATTTCAACTCACCTGATTCTTCATTTGTTGCATCTCCAGCTCCAGAAGCACCTACTTTTATTGATTCTTCTAAAAGCTTTCCAACATTAGGAGCACCTGTAGGAGAAGATGTGTAATAAAAAGCCCTGCAAGAACCTGAATAACTTCTAACGCCTGACTTTAATACCCGATCAGTATCACCCATTGCTGTGGCTTCAAGCACAGACATGGTTTGAGAAAAACTCCAGCTTTGAACTTGTCCAATAGTTTCTTCTGCAAAAACAGCACTTCCTGTTGTATCGGTTTTAGACAGAAGTAACTTTCCATCTTTACCACTGTAATAACCAGACACGGCTCTAAATTGAAAACATTGCGTTTATTCTACGGTGAATCGAGACAAGCGACAAAAGAACAGCTTACATTGCTCAAACCTTTAAAGGTACTTGTTACAGAAGGAGGCCCAGAATAACGCCATTTCAAACCTGATCCAGATTCTTTTAAATAGTCCTGAAGAGAAGACCAAGTAACCCCTGCTGTTCCGCTTTGTCCAGAAAAAGTCACATAATCCCATACGCTGTTTACTTCTTCATAATGTTCTAAAATTTCTGCTGCTTTTCGATCAGTAATATTTGAAAAGCCAAGACTTAAAGTTGCATTTACTCTTTTATTTCCATAGCGAATATGTGTTTTTGTACCGTCTAATGATTCAAAATCAGTACTTGGATACGTCCCAGGGGAATAACTTCTGGAGCTTGGTTTAATGCTTGGAAAAGCTCTTGCAGTTGCCATTAATCCTCTTCAGTAAAGATCAAAGTATTTGAATTAGACCAATTTTGTAACATTGCTAGTTTACCGTCTGCTGTTAATTCTGCGTAGGAACCAGTTAATT